CATTATCTTGTAGAACAATCAGTTCATAAACAGAATAGTCCTTCCCATAATCTAAATCAGCCAAAGAAAAATTATACATACGCCCAGCGTTAGTGAATGCGGCAACAACTCCAAGATTGGTTGTATATAAAGTATTAATCAAGTTCGCGTTCTTTGGAGGTTTAATATTTACACCTTTTCGACCGCGTTTTCCACCCTGTAAATCCTCTTTCTTAACAAGACGTAACATATTGTTATCAAATAACATTACGCCAACTTCTTCTTCTTGAATTTGCTGTTCCTCGTCATTTTCATTCTCTACAATATTTAAAATCTTGGTACGACGAGCGTCGCCATATTTATCAGCTACCAGTTGTAGTATTTTAATTAATTCATTATTCAAAGCGGTAGTATCAGATAATAAGTGACGATACTCCTCTATTTTTCTTTTAAGTTCTTCTAGTTCATCATTTAATTTGATAGCATCTATTTTTGTTAATGAGGAAAGTTTCATAGCAAGAATTGCCTTTGTCTGCTCCTCATTAAACTTAAAACGAGCAATAAGTTTTTCTGATGCTTCTGCTGGATTTTGAGAAGAGCGAATAATTGCTACAACTTCATCAATAGAGGCTGCTGCAAGAATAAGTCCCTCCACTACATTTTCGCGCGCAAGTGCCTTATCCAAATCAAATTGAATCATATTTCGCTTACAATCACGAATATGAGTGATATAAGCATCGCACGCTTCGCGCCAACCAAACACCTTTGGAAAGCGCCCATTATCCAGTAGAATCATATTAATAGCATACCAGTTCTCAAGACTCGTATCCTTATAAAGCTTGGCTATCATTCGCTTCGGATTTGCGCCCTTTGAAAGATAGATACGAATATCGGCTGTTTTCTTGGTATGGTCTACAACTCGTTCTATTCCATAACTTTCATTTTCATTTGTCAGTGCGGCTAATTGATCAATAACAGTGTTTGTAAAAACACCATAAGGCAATTCAGTAGCCTGAATCATATTCTGATCGGGGAAGTATTCAAGTTTTGCCTTTAGACGAATAGATTCACCCTTACCGTTTTTTAAGCTTTCACGCACTGCTTTGGCATTTGTAATTGTTCCACCGGTTGCGAAGTCAGGAGCACAATAAATTTCATTAAAGCTTACATTAGGATTTTGGATAATTTTAATTAATGCTTCATTTACTTCGCGCAAATTAAATTGCGGAACTGAAGTCGCCATCGCAACAGCAATACCAGAACATCCATTCACAATATTCCAGAACCCAATTGAAGGAAATACAGAAGGAATCATTTCTGTATCATCATAATTGGAATACCATTGCTCTCCGATAGCATTTTTCTTTAAACCAGCAAAGAAGTAATCTGCCATTTCACCGGCGCGCATCTCAACATAGCGTGCGGCCGCGTGACTATCAGGAGAAGATGGATTACCATAGTTACCTTGGACTTCTTCAATAGGATAACGATATGACCAAGGACGAGCAGTTCGTATGAAAGTATCATACATTGCTACATCGCCATGGACGTATGACTGAGCCATTGCCGCGGCGACTGATTTTTGTGCTTTTTGAAACTTGTCTTTATGTGTTATCTTGTTAGAAAATTGAGCGTACAATCCTTGACGTAAGCCAATCTTTAAAAAATCCCTAGCATCCGGTATTGCACGTTCCTGTGCCACCGAAGCGGCGTAAGTCAAGAAAGCTCCTTCAATTTGTTTTTGAAAATCGGTTTCGTAAATCAAATTGTTCACTTCCTTTTCTTATTTATTATATTATAACATAAATTTTATAGAAAGTCAAATCTTTATAGACTTTCCACAATATGGACAATAATGATAATTAACGATACTAATTATATATTTGTTATTTGTAGATGGCCCTGTTGCTATAACAACCTGGTGGCATGCATTACATTCATATGGTAATAATAAAGTTCCATCTTCTAATCTTGGATATTTATTTGTAGGAGAACTTAAATTTATCCAATAATTCATAACATCCTCAACCATTCAAAAATACTAAAATCAACATTTTCAAAAACTATAATTATCTATAAACTTATGTATAGTTTTGAATAGAAGTCAATTATTTAAAAAGCTCTGGAGCATAGTGCTCTAATGCCTGATAAATACGAAAGACTGGAATTAGCCTTCCACCATTTGTATAAATTTGTTCTTTATCAAAGAAACTATAATCATCTATAAATTCATCAATAGTTTCAGGAAAACTCATTATATCTGCCATAAATACCTCAACTGTTCAGAATACTAAAATCAACATTCTCAAATAGAAATTCTCTTCTAGGCTCTACATCAATACCCATAAGCATCTTTAAACTTTCAGCCGCAGCTTCAACATCTTTCATAGAGAGAATTTCAAGACGACGATTCTGTGGATGAAGCATAGACTGCTCCATATCTTCTGGATTGAGCTCACCTAACCCTTTCGCTCTTGTGATATCCCAACTTTCATGTCCTTTACGCACCTGCGCTAACTCATTATCATCATAAGCGAATAGCTTATTATTACCTTTCTGTAGTTTATAAAGGGGCGCGCGCAACCAGCAAAGTCTATTCTCAAGAATAAACTCTGGCATCAATACATAGAACATTGTTGCTACGAGACACATAATATTATAGCCATCAACATCAGCGTCAACTGCGATAGCAACCTTACCATAATTTAATTTCTTACTATTGTAGCGATTCTGAATGCCACATCCAAGCGCCATAATAATATCAGAAACCTCCTGATTTTCAAGGCACTCATCAAGTGGATGTTTTAACAGATTCTTTACTTTGCCGCGCACAGCATAAAGTGCTTCTGTATTAACATCGCGTGCGGGAAGAAGTCCACCGAGAGCAGAATTACCTTCACACACGATTAACATTGAATCTTGTCCGTGCTTTTCACAATCCTTAAACTTGTCAGAAGAAGTAATCTTTTGTTTCTTATGCTCCGTCTCCTTCTTTTCCATATTAAGGACAGCATTACGAGCCTTTTCAGCCGCAGCTTCTGCCTTTTCAATTTTCTTTAACATTTCTACAATAGTGGTAAATTCACTATTATATTTAATGTTCATTTCTTTTAAGGCAGCGGTAAAAGCAGTTGTAGCCAAAGTCCGTAAAGAAGGGTTATTGATTTTGGTTTTTGTTTGGTTAGCAAATGAAGGATTTTCTACTTTACAATTAACTACATAAAATAGATTTTTACGAATATATTCTCCGTCAAAATTCTGGCCTGATAGATTGTTAAAAGTTTTAGTTATCGCAGCACGAGCACCAGTAACTGGAGTCCCTAATTCTGGGCAGCGAAGACCATTTACAAAAACATATGGAGTTTCGCGCTTAGTTCCCCATTGAAATGCGATTTCTACTGTATCTGTTCCATCAGTAGCAGAACCAGTAATGATATGTTTTTGTAGTGGCTTTTGAACCATTTCCTTTACGAAATTTACAATTCCTTCTTTGGCACAATAAGTTTTAGTTTCTTTTCCGCAAGAAACTATAAATTCAATACCAGGATATAGATATGAAATATCTTTGATGTCCGCGCAAATGCGCTCATAAGAATATCCAATTTCTCCATTAGAAAATACTTCTGGGTCAGGCTTAAAGCGCACATAAGTGCCATTAGGATCTTTTGTAGTTCCTTCTTTATAGGTAACTAGATTACCTTTTTCAAAAAAAGCACAGGCGCATTTACCATCACGATTACTTTGAACTTCAAATTTTTCAGAAGATAGGCAAACACAAGAACCGCCGACGCCATTTAACCCCGATGCGTTTTTATAAGCATCGTGATTAAATTTACCACCTGTATGGGATTGTGTGTAAATAGCAACTAGCACGTTCTCGCCATTCTCACGGATGCCAAAAGGAACGCCGCGGCCATAATCGCGCACCATGACGGCGTTTTCTTTTTCATCTACATCAATTTCAATCTTCTTGCCAAAACCAGCAAGAGCCTCGTCAGTACTATTATTTATAATTTCCTTTAAAGCCTGATAAGTTCCTTCTATGTCATCTGACCCCAAATACATTTGAATACGAGTGCGGACACCAGTGCGGAAATCCAAGCTTTCAATGGAGTTAATGTCATAATTTTGATTCACATTATCCCTCCTTTTCTTTACATTTAATTATAGCATAAATTAAAAGAAAAGTCAAACCTTACCAGTTTGACTTAAATTATAAAATACGGATCACAATCTATTCTTTGTAATTGTGCTTGTTCATGTAGTATTTCTAATGGTTTATTAAATTCATATTTAATATTAGAAATTAAAAAATGTTCTCTATTAACTTGAAAAGTTTTATTACAAGTATATCCGTTGCCTTTTCGTGCGATATAATACCATCTATAATATATCCCTAAATTATTATATTTATCTTCCCATTCTATTTTGTCTCTTTTAATTACACTTTCTAATTCAATATCATGTTGACGAGTAATATTATTTTCTAAATTTAAATAAATAGGTACTTTGTCATCTCGTTTACAACAATTATTATTAATAGGCCAAGCATGAATTAAAAAATGATTTTCATCAAATTTCCAAGTTAAATCATATTTAATTTTTTCATAAGTAGTTTGTCTTTTTAACAAAATCTTTTCAATAGTATTTAAAAAAGTTTTTGTCTGAATTGCTCTTAAAATATGACGTTCATCTTCGTCTGTAATGGTATATCCACGCCATTCAGTTATAAGAATGCTCGTATTTGTTTTTTCTTGCTGAGATTCTTCAGCATGATTGCCGCGAGTAGAATTAAAGCCTTGTTCATAGCTATTATATAAATTGATATAATAAGCTTCACGAGAGTCAAGATCTTCTTCTTTACATTCTTCTAAAATTGTAAAAACAAAATCATTGGGATTTTTAAGGAGAAATTGATGCCAATCTGAATCAATACAAGTTCTATGTTCTTTTTCACGGCGCTCTATATCAATAGATTGTCCAACATACCATTTGCCACTAGAAATTTGAAAAAAACCATAAATACCACATTTAGACATCCTTAATCTTCACCTATTTTCGTCTTTATTGGTTTGATCATACTTACACTCCATACATAAATCTAACCATTGTCCTGATGAAGCATCATAAGTTTTATAGCCATCTGTATTGAATTGCTGCGCCATTATGCTAATATTTGCGTATACATTACTTGGCATAATATTTCCATACCAAAGTAATTCTTTTCCACATTTATCACAAAAATACTTAATCATTTTGTATTTTTAGTTCCTTTTCTCTTTGTTTTATTACTTCATTTGGATTATCACCAATTACAAAATAAATATTTTGCAAGCGTTTAAGAGTTTTATTTATATTATTTTGTTCAAGTTCTAAACATTTTTTTATAGCCCATATTGGACAATGTGTTATTTCTTGTATTTGTTTTATAGTAACTAATTTATTTATTTCCATTTTTAATTATTAAAGACTCCGATACATCTTTTAAACTAACTTCACTCAAATCATTTTATGAACCACGCTGAAAATATTCTGTTGCTTCTTTATTAATGCTAATTGGATCATAAGGGCTATATTCACTTACTTTAATCATTAAATTTATATTTCTCCTTAATATATTAACATTATAATAAAACTTAATATCGGATGTTCTTTTTCTAATGGTTTAATTCTATTTTTATAAATCCATTCTGCTTTTGGCCAAGGCCCCCAATTATAACAATAATTAAAGAATGACCAATAGTCTCGTAATTCTTTAAATATTTTCCACATTATGTTAATACCGTTCTACATTGTGTTTTTTTACTTCTTACTTCAAGCGTATCAGTAATAAATTGTAACATATTATAATAAGTATCTTTATTTTTATTACAGACAAAAAATTCATTTGCACTACAATAAGTCATTAAAGATGCTGGTTCATCTGTAATTTGAAGAATGATAATTCTTTTATTTAAAGCATAAGCATATCCATTTTCCCAATTAGTACCCGCGGTTGATTTTCTTCCTTGAGAAATCATAAAGAAAACATCGCATTCTTGAATTGCTTTAATATCTGCTTCAAAAACAGCTTGCGCCCAATCTTCTTGTGGCATATCCCAAGCATTTTCAATTTTAAGCTCCCAAGGACAATATACTTCATGTTTTCCGTATTCACGGAAAATTTTTGCTATTTGAACCATATCATAACGATTTTCTGTATCACAAGGGCCAGCAAGATAGATTTTCATTCTTACTCCTTTAATATTGCTTCAATTCTTTTTTTAGATTGTTCATAATATTCCGGATTGATTTCACATCCAATAAATTGTCTGTTAGTTTGAATTGCAGCAACACCAGTAGTTCCACTTCCGCTAAAACAATCTAGTACTATATCTCCTTCATTAGAGTGCTTTATAATAAGTTCTTTAATAAGCTCTAATGGTTTTTGTGTTGGATGAAATCTTCCTTTATCGTGGCAAATAGGATATTGATATAAACCATTATCATAAGAACTATTAAAAGTAGGCTTAGATTTTTTAATACCTAATACTGCAATTTCACGAGCGTTGGATAAATAATTTATTTTACTATTAATTGGAACAGGATTTGTTTTTAGCCACTCAATAAAACGGATTTGTTTAAATTTATTATTTTCATAATAACGTTTTATGGTTTCAATTTTCCATAAATCGTAAAAACAAATCATTGTGCCGCCATCTTTTAAAATTCTATATCCTTGTTTAAACACTTCTTCTAAATTAGTAAAATTTTTGTCCCAATCTCCAAAATCCATTGAAATACGAAATCTATCAGTATCAGTTCCAGTAAGTTCTCCATTTTGAAAATTGGTTTCGCGTGAAATTTCATAGGGCGGGTCAATTAATATTAAATCTATAGATTTTGAATCTATAGATGGTAAAAAATCAAAACAAGATTTATTTTCATATTGCATATTTATCACACCTTATTAAAATTAGTTGATATAATTTTATTAAATTGAATTGGATCATACCAATAACAACCTTCACAAACTTGACTATTAGCATCGCCTTTAATCCAACCAACACTATAACCTAAAACTGTTGCGTCAAAACGTTTGCATTTATTACGGCATTCTTTACAATGTTGGCGTTTAGCATCATTTTCAGCTTTACTTAAACATTGAAAAGCATCAATAGTAGTGGCTTTTTCAGGATATCTCCCATCTTTATGGTCGCATTCATTTTGTGAATGAACATAAAGAATACTGCTGGGACGTGCTACTATTTCATTACGAATATTAGTTGGAATAGAATGGTCTCGCGTAATAGTAGTATTAAAACCATTTAAACGAATGGCAGTAATACGCCGATGACCAGAAACACTATATTGTTTTTCAACTATAAACTTCTTAGCTAAAGTGCCATCACTACGATTCCAGTCACCGCCATTAGTATGAGTTAAACCAATGGCCTCCCATTCTTCACGAGTAACCCAACGAGAAACACCATTATCGTCAGGATTTGCAAGTTTTACAAATTGTTCCCACTTAGCCATTTTATTAATTCCTTTCTTTTTTCTATAAATATTATATCAAAAGTTAAATAAGAAGTCAAATATTATTCTGACTTCCAAATTTCATTTAAAATATCATAAAGAACTTCTCCTAATAAATAACACCGTATAGCACAATCTAAATGTCTAGCTAAATCTCCATCATGATAATGCTGTAAAAGAATTTTCATATCTATACCAAATTCTTCACAAGCCTCCATCATTAAATCAAGATTATAAGCAAGACATGACTCACAATAGCTCTCTGTATCGTAGTATTTTCCGCCATTCCCAGTAATAGAGTCATTCGCCCATAGTTCACTATAAAGATCATCTTCTAGGTCAGTGCGAAATTCCCAATCTTCTAGTGTTATGTTAGATTCAATATAATTTAATATATCTAATTTTATTGCTTTTCTATAATCATAGCTCATGCTACTATCTCCCATTTTTCATTAGGCATAATCTCTAATATATCCTGATAGAGAATATTAAATTTTTGATTATCATATGAATGATCAACATGATAATGGCCCATATACCACTTATTGAAAGTAGTAGTCATTCTTACAAACTTTTCAAGAAAATTAGTAATATCGTCATGCGCTCGTTCATATGAAAAAAGTTTGTCTACAATATAATTTGGACCACAATGAGTGATGATATTGTCTACTTGGAAGTTATGTGCGCGAAGATTATTCGCGGCGTATTCCATTTCATCCCAGGTAGGTATTTCTTGTGGCCACCATGATACGCCTTCTTTACGATAAGCTTTATCAACAGAAGTTGCTCCACCCATACAGAAAAAGGTTTGATTATTAAGTGTAAAAATTTCACCATTTTCTATATACATAACATGCGGTCGTACTCTACGAACCTTGGTGCCGTGCCATTCGGTGAGCGGAATTGCGCGAAGTGTATCATAATTTTCATGATTGCCTAGCACTGAAACTACAGTGTATGGTCTATCTTCAAGCCAATCGCACCAATACTTTACTTCTTTAGAATTGTTCCAAGTGAATCCTGCATCACCACAAATAATAAGTGTATCTTCTTTATTTAATTCGCGCGAAGAAGGCCAATTTTTAAAACTTAGTTTTTGAATATCTATTTCAAGATGAATATCGCCAGTAACGAATATTCTATTCATTTTAATCTTCCTTTCTTTGATTATAAATATCGGAACCATTATAATACCGAGATTCCGAACATCCATCATTAGCAAAATTAAAAGAACAACCATAGAAATTAATAATTGGACGAATATCTGGTAGTTCAATTTCTTCTACAATTTCAGCAAGTTCTTCAAGATTTTCTTTAACTTCTTTAATATGTTCATTAGCATTAGTACTATCTAAATCTAAGTTAGCAACAATATTAATATCGGGTTGCTTTTTTTCATTAACGTTTTGTTGTAGTTGTTCATAATATTCCATCATAAGTAATCACTCCCATGAGTATTTTTCTATTTTCTTTGGCTTTTCGCTATACCATTTCTTGCGAGCACCGCAATGCGGGCAATATGGATAAATGTATTTTATTTTTGATTTCCAATAACCTTCTTCATCTTTTTCATATGAAGAACAGTTATATTGGAAGCCACATTTACAATGGGCATATAATGCGGCATCTGCGTAGTATCGCCGCACTTCCCACCAGTGGTCAGTTCCTCGTTTCATTTTCATTCGTTGTCGCATTAAATCCAATCATTTTAATACCATAATACTTTTCTAATAATCCTGCGAGAAAATATGGACATTCATCTACTAACGCAGGCTTATCTATTGAATAATCATCATTGTTTAAATCCCCAAACCCATTAATTTCAAGGTCATTATAACCTAAATCTTTAGCTTTTGCGCGAAGAGCGCGTGAATTAATTGTTAAAATCATTGCATTATTTTTACGTGCTTCTTCAAATAATTTTACAGTTTTTCCGCTGCCACGAAAGCCAATAATACTAATCATTTTCTAACTCCTCCACCGTATAGACATCAGTGTATTTTGTATGGTCTATGATTTTATAATGGTCATAGATATCATTTATTGATGTATCTTCATTTACTCTTATAATATATTGCTTACGACCGGTATCTACTTTAGGCTCGGTAATAGTAAGAATTAAGCTAACAAAAAAAATTAGCATTCCTACAGCAGAAAAACAAGTTAAGATCGCCGCGCCTATGTCATAACCATCACTATATAGCATTCCTGCTAAAATTAAACATATAACTGTACCTATTAAACCACATAATACAAAGTTTACATAATTTCCTGGTGCTTCAATAATTGGAATAGTTTCAAGTATTGTCATCTACATAATCTCCTTCAATTATATAAATTTCTTTTGTTTCATAAGGCTTTTCTTTTACAGTATAATTGGGGCCAAGTTCTTTCCATGCGTTATCATCAGTTATTTCAATTGTGTATTCAATTTTAGACGGATAGTTGAAAATAGTTTTGTTATCTTCAATAAAAGTTAAAGCGATACAAATAATAAATAAAGCGAAGGAAATCCAACAGAGTGGACCAGCCCATGCTTCACATCCATCTAACCAAAGTAAACCAAAGAAAAAAGCACAAAACATCATTATAACCCATGCCGTAACACCATACCACATTGGACTAAAAATTGTTTGTTGAGAAAGAATATATACTCCATGAATATTCATTTATTATTTCTCTTCCTTTCCCATGCTAGAATTTCTTTTGGAAATGTTCTTGATACATACATAATTTTGCCTTCATCATCTAATGCAATGTAATTCATCATAGGACATAACTCACAAGCATCTAAAAATTTATTATTTTCTGGGTATTCTATTGGGTGCTTCTTTAACCATTCTTTACATTCATGTTGTTGTCTGCTTTTATCATTACTTAACATTTTAAAGGTGCAAAGATGATAATGTAATCCTCCTCCGCCTAGTTCTTCTGTGTCAATTGCTCTATAAATTAAATTAAGTTTTTCTGTTGCTTCTTCTTGATTTTTTAATACATTCATATCTAATGGAAAATTTGGATTTAACTCTTTGGCTTTATATTTTGAACGCCATCTTTCTTTTTGCATTTTCTTTCTCCTTTTTTCTTATTATAGCACAATTTTTGAACTGAGTCAAATTATAAAAATTAATGTTTATTTTTCATAACAAAAATTTTCCATATCTTTGATTAATTTTAATGAAGGCGTTGTTCGTTTATTTATAACTTTATTTAAATGAGAACGAGTAATTTTTAATTCATTTGCCGCCTCTAGTTGACTCATTCCTATATTTTTTAATTTTTGTTTAAAATCAAAAAATAATTTATTTAATATATCTTCTGCTTGTGTCATTTAATCACACACCTCCGCTGCAAGAAATAATCCTACCATAGATAGGTATTATTTCTATTTAATTATTTTTTTCAATTTCTTTAATTTCACATTCACTCATATATGGAAAATAAATAATATTATCTACACGACCTTCTATCCTATCTGCCATTTCATATAATGAATTTTTTATATGACGTTCGGCTTCATCTGGCAAATATCCTTCTTCAATTAATGAATTGTAATATTCTTGTTCATCTGCGATAAAAGTAAAATGTATTGATACTTTATATTTCATATTATCTTTCTGGAAAGTGTTTCTTCCATTCCTTTCTTGAAATTTGTAATAGTCCTCTTCTTAGCATATATTGCGCTCGCGCGTAATTTTTCTTTCTAACTCTCTTCTTTTTATGCCAGCAGGCGCGTTGGTAGGTTTTGTTAAACATAATAACTGTTTTCATGTGTGTTTCATCAAATTTCAATCTGGACACTTCCTGTTGGGATGTTTTAATTCATTAATTTTCCAATAAAGTTTTACAGCACACTTAGAACACACATCTGATTTTATTATATCAATTATATTCTTTCCGTCTGATTGAGGTAAAGATAAATCATAAAATGGATCAAAATGTTCATGTAATTCTCTGCCACAAATATCACAATATCTAATTGTTTTAATCATTTACTTTCATTCCTTTTCTTAATTAAAATTTTCATATTTTCATAATCTAATTGCCAAGGCCAATATAAACTAGCGTTTTTACAATCTTTTACATAAGGATGACGACAACCATCTATTTCAAAATATTTACAATGCGTATTGCCGCAAGTTTCAGCTAAATAAGAGTATTCATGCCATTGTATCATATTTTTTCCCTTCTAAAAAGAGGTCAAAGAAGGTAGTTATGCTACCTTCTCTTCCTTTAAAATCATATTTAGCGCAATTCCAACAATCATAGCTAATGCGGTAGTCCCGAATGAAATGACACCAAAATTACAAACTACACCGGATACGCCAAGTGTTAGAATAGAAGCAAGAATAATTACATTCTTGTTATTATTTAAGTCAATTCCACTATCCTTGATTGTACGAATACCAGATAGAGTAATATATCCATAAAGAATTGCCGCGCATCCGCCAAAGATACAACTTGGAATTGAAACTAGAAAAGCTTGAAGTGGTCCAAAGAAACCAGCTATTGCCATAATAATCGCGGCTAAACGAATTACATGTTTAGAACAAATCTTACTAAAACCGGTAGTTCCTACACTTTCACCATAAGAAGTATTTGGTAGAGCACCAATAAAGCAGCCTACAGTAGAAGCAATACCATCACCGATAACTGTATTACCAAGACCCGGATACTCTGTTAAATCAGTGCCAATTACAGCACTTAAAGCCTTATGGTCGGAAATATGCTCTGAAAAAGTAACTAATGAAAGAGGTAAGAATAACAATAGAATTTGTGGTAGTAGCTTCCAATTAAATGTAGCAAAATCAATATGGAAGAAACTAAAATCTGGCATCGCGAACAAATGAACATTATTAAATGCGGAGAAGTCCACAAGAGGGATGTGATGAATTGCGGTTGTAATGCTGGCGATTACATACACAATTAAAATAGCAAATAGGAAAGGTAAATTTTTAATAAATCCTTTGCCATAATGAGAAATCAGCGCGGTAATTGCCAAAGTAAGCATACCAAAGCCAAACCCAATTAAACTATATTGCCCCTCTACTTGAAAATAAGTTGGTAGAAAAGTAGCCAAATTTAAACCAATTACAGCTACTACAGGGCCAATTACAACTGGCGGTAGCAGCTTATTAATCCAACCAGTTCCAAAATGGTTAATAATACCGCCAATAATACAGTAGACAACACCCACAATAATACCACCAATTGCAACAGCAGTAAAATTAGGAGCTGTTCCTAATGCTAACGCGCCCATGACCGCGGCGACAAAAGCGCCAGAAGAACTAATAAACATGGGGCTCTGTGAGCGCGTGAATAACTGATAAACAAGAGTGCCGATACCGGCGCCTACCATTGCTGGAGCAATAGGAACGCCGCAAATCTGCGGAATAAGAATTGTAGCTACAAAGCAGGCAATTACTTGCTGTAGAGCAGCAACAATTAGTCGCTTTGCGGGAAGACGGTCATTAATATTGTAAAGCATATCATTCATTAAAATTCATTCTCCTTTTCCTTAATAAAAGTAATAGCATCATCAATGTTAGATACAAGAATTCCACCTTGTTTGATTAAACCTGTGACATATAGATTTTGATAACTATATTGTTGTTCTCCAAGCGCGGCAGCACCGCCAGCATTTTTTGCTTCGCTGTGGGTAAGGTACATTTGACGATTATCTGTGCAAATGCCTACAATATATTTATGGTCGCCGCGTTCAATCTTCTCATGGAATTTACCGATTTCTGCACAAGTTCCAGCAGGAAGAATATCGCCGTCAATACAAGCAATGAGAATATCGGTATTATTTAATCTAATATTATCACCATTAGCAATTTCTTGTGAACCTGCGAATTTCTTTTTGCCTTCTGCTCCATTGATTTCTGTATTTTCAATTGGACTATATAAGTCTACATTAGGTATCGCTGCGCGAATTTTTGCGGCCCATTCTGTGTTTCGCAGAACATCACCGTGATAGAATATTGAACCAGCTAAATAAATTTTCATATTATTCCTCCGTTAATCTAGGGTCTCAAAATACCAATGTTTTTCTTCTTCAGTTCCATGTGCTTCTAGCCAATCCCACTCTAATTCATTATACTTATAATAAAGGTCTGAATAGATTTTAGAAAGTTCTTCATTGCCCTCATCATACCAATACCAGCACTTGTGATTTAAAGCGGTTACAAACGCGGCCATTGCTTGGACATCATCACAATAAGTCTCGTAGGTTTGAGTGACCCATTCTTCAAGATAATCCTCGTTTAGACCTGATAGAATCCAAAACTTTAGTTTGAGTTCCTCAAAATAATTATTCATATTTTACTCCTTTTTTCTTTTATTATATCATAAATTTTGAAAAAAGTCAAAAAATAAAAGAGGGAGATTTCTCTCCCTCTTACAATCAGCTCACGGGATCCAGCTCTGGTCCCTCTTCTTCATCGTCTTTTTCAACAAACTGGGCCATAAATTCTTCATCATCTACACCAACAATATCGCAAAGAGCAGAAAATGCTTCTTGGCTTACATCTTTGCCATTTAGTAAAGCCATAACTAATTCTTTTTTGGCATCTCCATACCAAGGATTTTTACGTAACATATCTATCATCTCCTTAATCTAATAAAGTGGCTAATTCAGCCATTTTTGACCTTTCGGTCTTTATTAAATCAACACAGCCAAACATTGGTTGTCCTACCAACTTTTTCTGCATTGCTTTAATTCCATTATCTTTCTCAAATATTTCTTTATCTACTTGTCCGTGATAATCACCATTAATAATAATTTCAGACCCCTCTCCTAAACGAGAAATTAATAATTTTATTTGAGAACTTGTAAGATTTTGTCCTTCAGTAACATAAATAATAGCATTCTCCCAGCTGCGGCCGCGGCAGAAACCTAAATTTACAGCTTCTATTTGATCTTGAGAAGTAAAAATTTCAAGGGCTTCATCGCCACCAAGAATATCCTTAATAGGTCCAAGACCCCAGCCAATTTTTTGCTCTATATCATTTGGTAGAAATCCAATTTGTGGAGTATCTTTTAAATCAATTAGATTACGAACAAAGACCAACTTATTTTTCTTTCCTTTTTCAATTAAATTGAGCGCGTGTATAAGAGCGCAATAATCTTTGCCGCTACCATAAACACCAGTAATAAGTTTTATTGGAATATTTGGATTTTGTAATAAATCAAACATCATTTTTTGATTTAAATTGCGTGGTGAAACTTTTATACCTAGAGTTTTATTTTCAATATTTGTATAACGCAATCTTTGATATGATTTACCATCCCATCGTAATATATCGGCTAAATTGCCTTCTTTGTCAAATATTTCGCAATATTCATTCACTTTTGCGTTTAATACATTTTGATTTAGTCCTTCTGAATATAGAGTTATAAGTTCATCATCCGTTGGATAATACTTTCCATAACCACAGTAAAATGCTTCTTTAATTTGTTCTTGTTCTGGTTCATTTAAATATGTGACTTCCTGTAACTCTAAATATTGCGCTATTTCGTATAATGCGCCATCACTCGTTACGAAATTCACATGTGCCTTCTTTCTATTAATAATTACTGCTTCGCATAATAAATAGTGGTCATTAATATCCATTAAGAAGGGATATTCTTTAAAAATTTTATCTACCTGCTTCTGTGAAACAGGTAGAACTTTTATTTTTTTATTGGAAAGTATAGCACGAACAGCTCGTCGTGCCTTATATTTGAGATTATCATCTTTATGAATAGAGGTTTTTATATTCTCTAATTCTGCTATGGCTAATGGACTAATATAAATATTGTCATATAAATCTAATGCTCCATTTAAAATAGCAGAAGTATCAAGAAAATTAATCACATTATCACGCCCCAATAATTTCATCTATTAATCCATACTGTAGCATTTCTTCAGCGGTAAGATACCATTGCTTTCTATGATGAGCCGCATACAGTTCTTCAGAGATATTAGTATTTTTGACTACATAATCGCGAATTTTATTATCAACTGCGCGATTAAAATCAATTACATCATCTACCGAAGTTGACTCGCCGCCAACATAAGTTTGGCCGCTATGGAATAAAGCAAATGAAAATGGGTAAGCTTTTTTTGTAATGTTTGGATTTTTGTTTCCAGAGCATAATATAATTGTTCCCATACTACAAGAATATGAAGGAACAATAATTTCTAATGGGTGCTTATAGTTATCTATAACATTGCATAGCATAAGCCCATCTGCTACTGAACCGCCTGGAGTATTTAAAATTAATGTAATTGGAGTGTCATCTTTATCATTTTCAAAGTCTTTTAATGGAAGAACTACTGTTTCTAAAATACTTTCATCAATTTCTGAATTTAAAATAATAGTTCTTTTATTTAAGAGTTGATTAAAATACTGATACATAACTGGGTCTAAAGTGCTAACATCGTTAGCAAAACCCAAAAATTCTAGGTCGCTCATTTAATCCTCCTCGTTGTCGGAGGGACAACTTATTTATTTATATTAAGAAAGAATTTTTGACAATGTACAATCTTTTGGATTGATGTCATTCTTTCTAATACTCTTTATATAAGGGTGGCGAATTGAAATACCGGTTCCATCACTTTCTGCTTGAGCCGTTGAAACCATCATTCCACCAATAGTTAGCGGGCACATATACCATTCATCAAAATTATCACGAAGTTCAGTTTTGAAATCTTCTGTTAAACCAGCGACTTTACACAATGGAATGATATTGCCATTATCGTCGTATACACTAGTATAAATAGCGCCGGGCCATCCATAAAAGTATCCTTTAGATACTGGACGAATAGCTCTGCCATTACGATATTCGCCATACAACTCACCAGTTATTTTTTCGCCGCTGCGCTCATCTTCCCAAAGATTCCAAGAGCCAATATCTTTACCAGTATAATCCCGCACAGCAGGCTCAACACCAGTAATGAAACAATCTACATCTGCGGAAATTTCTTGCTTTACTTTACAAGTGTCCCAAGCAGAAGGACCCCGCTTTCCTGGAATATAAATAGAAGAACGCTTATAGCAAACAGCACCTTCGCCACCTTCAGAAAAAATATTATTTAAATCATCAAAGAAATCTTCATCCATATAATGATAATCAATTCCAGTAACGAGTGGGCTGTTTATCATTTTTACTACTTCTGGAATAAATTTGACACGCTCTTCTACAGCAGTATTCATCATATCTTTTCCGTTTAGAGCAAGTATATCAAAAATACGCCATTCAAGTTTCTTATCTTTTTGTCGGGCTTGGGCTTTAGGGTCTAAGCAGCGTAGAATAGAACCCACATCTTTATCAATGCCCCCAGGTAGATAAACTTCACCAAGTATCACTGTAGTGTCAGTGAACGCATTTACTACATCTTCCCAAAAGAAAACTTTGTTTTGAATTTCGCCATAAGTGCCAGTTTTCTTACTAATGCCGCGAGTTTGAAGAACATTGCGTTCTGGTGTAATAACAGCGCGAGACCAGTTACCATCATACTTGCGGCTCCAGATATATTGACCGCTTGCAATCATTTGTTCAAGATGTTGGCGTTTAACAGCGGGAGACATAGAGCTCGCGGGCGCCCAATAGCGCATTGGTTCACTAGTGAAATAATCAATCATAAAAATGCTCCTCTTTTAGAATTTCATCTACACTACCTTCTAGGTCTTCAAGTCCCTTACAATTCTCTATAATCCAGTTAAATGCGAAATTATCAAGTTCACACTCACTGATGTGTTTTAATTGGTCAGTAGTCATGTTGGGATTTTCCCAATCTAGGCCATTTTCATCATATCTTATTACACGAATAGTAATTGTTTCATTATTTTGAATGGCAGCATAATCATAAACAATTTCATATTCGTTTATAAAACGCCAATCAGGAATTAGAATATAATCAAAAAAACTATGCTCTGGAATAGTATAGGCGTCAATAAATTTTCCAATAATTTCAGCCCAATACTCTGGGTAGCGGCCGCGCATAACAGTTGTTCCAATTTCTTGTAATAGACTGCGGCCTGCTTCATCCTTTTCACCATTCCAATTAAAATATTGTGTCGCATAGTATTTAACTAAATCTGCAAAGTGCATAATTAATACACGCTTTCCAGCATTCTCTAGATTTCTTTTCATAATATTTGCTACGGTGTCTTTACCGGACATGCTCTTCCCACTAATCATTATTACTTTCATTCTTCAATTGCTCCAATCTTAATTTAAAATAAAAATCAACAAATTCTTTATCCTCTTCATTAATACAAGAATTAGCAAAATCGGATACCATTTTTACGCCTTCAAAAATATTTTTTTGTTTTAGTGCTAAATCAACCCAATATTTTGCTAAATCTCTTATGTATTGAGGCACATTAGGAAATAATTCAACCATTGCTTTGTTCCTCTTGTAATTTTTTTACTGCATCAAAAAATGCTTGAACTTCTTCTTTTGATGTAAGTGTGATACGCTGTACTGGAATAGCGGCGCAGCGCTCGTCGTTATCGGGCATTTCAAAAATGTAGTATCGTTCTGGTTCTGGATCTCCATAATTAGCAGAATAAGCTACTCTACTACAAAGACATTTTCCAGTTTTTTTACTATAAATTTTAGCCGCGATATGAGTTTCACCGATTTCTTCAATCTTTACATCACGACATTCAGGTTTAATTTGGTTTACAAAACCTTTATAATCTTCTCGTGTTACTTCATAAATACTAGTATCCATATTAACCTCGCCAATGTATTTTTAGCGTTTCTGCTTCTAATTGGGCAAGTTGGTCACAACGCTCATTCCAGTAATTACCAGCATGCCCCTCAACTTTTCGGAAATCATACCAAAAATTATCAAAGAAAGGCACAATTTCTATCCATAAATCTTGGTTTGCTACTGGTTGCTTTTTAGAATTTTGCCATCCATTGGTTCGCCAATTATTATACCATTCTTGATTATAGCAATTAATGGCATAAGCAGAATCACTATAAATAATTACTTTTTCACCTTTTTGGCGGATATTCTGTGCATACTTTAATGCTTCAAGAATAGCTTTTAATTCCATGCGCTGGTTAGTAGTCATTGGAACGCTTCCAGATTTATGATAAAAATCGTTTCCTTCTCTTAGCGCATAAAAAGCCCAACCGCCAAATGTAGATTGTTGTCCCATTTTCTTTAATGAACCGTCAGTATAAATTTCAAGCGGTATAATTTTTTCTTTACTACGCTTTTCCACAGAATATCCTCCTTTTCTTATAATAATATTATATAATAAAATATAAAAAAAGTCAAGGAAGAAGCATTATGCTTCTTCCTCTTCTTTTAGTTCTGGTAGACCGGCAATACTAGTTAATAAACTTAATATGCCCGCAAGCACAGAAGCAGATGCTACCATTACCCAATTAACTTCTGAAATAACAGCACTAGTGCCAATTGTTGCTACAGCCGTTTGAGCTACTGTTTTTAGCGCACGAACGCTTGCCGCCGCGATCCATTTTTTGAAATTAGTCATTTGATATTCCCTCCCTGTTTTCTAAGAAATCATTTTTACGAATACGCTCTGCATATAGTTCTTTAATATAATCATATTCAGCTTCAAACTCGCCATTGCTGTCATCGGTTTGTTCTAATAGTTGAATATACTTATGATTTAATTTATCTATATGCCGATATTCATCACGAGTATGTTTTCTGCCATTATGACATGAATTAGCAAAATCTAAAATTTCCCAGCGTATACGATCTTTTTCATTCGTCATTACTTCTTGATTAATATTATTTATGTCGGTTTTAAGATTATTTACTGATTGAACTAATCCATCAATTTTATTGACTTTTTCAATCAAGCCGTCAATTTTAGTGCACGCATCACCGGTGATTAATTTTCCAATCCATTTAACTAAGGCAGACCAAGGATTTATTTTTATGGGAGCAATTTGAATAAATAAAGAGCCAAAAACAATTATTTGCCATAAGTTTTTACCTATCCACTCCCATATTTGTTGGGCTTGTATCCCCATTGGCCTTCCCCTCCATAAAAAAGAATGAATGAGATTTTATTTCTCATGAGATATGTGGTAGATATAAAGAAGGGATTGAATAAAATGTTCTATTAAAAACTCATGGCTTCATTTATATTACTTAATATATCAAGTATGCCAGCGAGGAAATGCATATCTAGTTTTGTTGCTCCCATGGCGGCTTCACTTGTAGCTTCCCAATCGGATATTTCTAAATGACCGTCTGAATTTATTGGCCCATTATTATATGTATATAATGTTGCTTTTATTCCACCTTTTAAATTTGATTTAATGTCTGTGCTTGCTTTTATTAATGTATTGTAAGTTTGTTGCAATATAAAAGAATTTGGCATATATATTCCATTAATAGTATATAAATGAATATCATTTGCGCCAGTATCATTATAGCCTATTTGTCTAATAGCATCTTCAAACATTAACTGAGCATCATTAAACATTAAAAAACCAATCATTGTTGAAAAATAATTTTCTAAAGAACTTTTATTATTTTGGCCTATTGCTCCACCGCCAGCATTTAACATAGCAAACAGTAACCAGTTAATATCAGCAGAAGTAAGAAAGCCATTCATTGTTTCTTGTATAATGGATAATTGTTCAAAAATGTTAGAACCGAATGATGCTCCCTGTAATCCTTGATATTCACGATTGTTTTCTCCAATACTAATATATCCTTTAATAGAGCCATGAATATTTACGCTATTTAAAAAATTATTAATGATTTCTTCTTCATCTTCTATGCTTTGCAATGTTTGTTGAATAATGATATTTTGTTTTGTTCGTAAATTGCGTAAAGTTGCAATATTTGCTTTGTAGTTTGTTAAATCAATAGTAGTTTGAACATTCTTAAAGGCTTCTTCTCTTTGAGAAGATATTAATTTTTGAGCTTTTTCAACTTTTTGATTCGCTTTTTCATTTTCTGTAATTGTAAAAAATAATCTTCCGGCTAAATAGTCATTAGTAGGGTTTTTATTACCTCCTAAAGTTCCATCTAATCCAGCGGAAATCATTTCCATGAGAGTTATTTGTTCACTGGCATAGTAATATTGAATTGATACGTTTTGACTACTTAAATACATTTGTTTAAGTGTTTCATCATCAGCTCCTATTTTTTTTCTCCATTTATCGAAATTTTTTCCGCGTCTACCATGGGGCTTAATTTGTTTATAAGATTGAAGTAAACGATTTTTAATTATTTCTATTTGTTGTTCTATATCTTCTATTTCTTTAACATTTTTATCCATACCCATTTGTTTTGCCATAGAAGTCAAAGCTGGTTTTAAAGCAGAAGATTTTTCTAAAGATTCCATAAAATCAGTAAATTCTTTTCCTTCTATTATTTTTTCCATTTCTTCTTGATATTGTGGGGCATTATCTTGTGTTTTTATTTTGGTTGCTTCTATTCCTTTAGTTATAATAAATATTTCATTAGCTTTATCAATAAGGGTTTTTAATAAACTATTCATTTCACCCCCATTTAATTCTAATTGTTTTCTTATTGTAAATAACTTACTCCCATATTTTTTTATTATTATTTCTGTTAATATGCTTATATTACTTTTATTAGAAAAAATACTATTAATGACAGTACTTGTTTTTCCTGTTTTGTCATCATTTTGAAAACTGCTTAATTGAGTACGATTAGAATAATAATGCTCTGCTTTTATCTGGCTGCGCTCTTTAGAGTTCGTTATATCTTTTACTAAATTTTCTGCTTCTGATATTAATTTTTTTCTTTCTTCTGCTCGTGCGAGTTCTTGTTCTAATTGTTTTTTAAATGGTTCAAAATTTTTTATTATACTATTTAATTTAATAATTAACCTCATATAATCATCTTTAACGCTTTCAATACCAGGAGGAATTTGCTTTTCAGGAAATTGCTTTAAAAAATTTTCTATAAATTTTTCTTCTTTAATTCTTTCATTAGATGCAGCTTTTTGTAAATATTGAAGAGCCATGTCCATTTTTGTTTGTGGTTCTCCATTTTTAGAGGATGTTAATTGTCCCAATCCGCTATTTAAATAATTTACCGCATCGTTATAAGCCCTTACTCCTTGAGGAGTTTTTACATTAGCTAATGATGAATAATAAACGTATCTTGCTCCGACCGTAAATGGATATCCATTTTCAGCCATAAAATATTTTGAATAGTCTATTTTTGTTTTTTTCGTGCTAGTTTTTTTCATTCTTTCACCTCCCATATAAAAAAATCGCCCGCATTAGCGGGCGTCACGTTCATAAAAAAACTTTAAAAGTTTTGATTCATCCGCGGCTGAATTACAAAAGATTTCATATTCATCTCCATGTTCATCCGCAAGCCTTCCCAAAGCAATGTAGGCAGATAATGAACTTTTTAGATTAAATTGTTCGCTACCATCATTCTTGAGAAGTAACACATCATTCTTACATTCCTTAATTGCTTCAATAAAAGCATTTAAATCTTTAATATTGGATAGAAACTTACTCATTCTATTACATCCCTCACAATCCTGTCGTAATGTATTGGGTCGATTTTTCTATATTCAGACCATTTAACTAGATTATCAACTGATGCTGGTTCACTTAAATCATATTCTTCACGCCAACCTGACCAATCATAAAACTTGTCAAAATAACGAAAAAGGAAATGCCCGTCTACAAGATCGTACCAAATTTCACCTTTGAAACGCATCTTGAGAATGCGCGCGAAATAATAGCAATTTTGTTCCATCCAATTGTCTTTTTGTGAAAAGCGTCGTTTAATAAATTCTTCAATTTTATCCATTCCGAATACCTCCTTGGATATATTTAAGATTCATTCCATTTAGAATTATAATAATAAGAAGGAATAACTTCTTTCCATCCGGTAGTTGCTCCTGTATAATAATATACTGTACAATCACGCCATTGATTATTATAATAGTATTTTGCCGGATTTATGCCTTCAAAAGTAATAGTTAAACTGGCATATCCGCTGCCTAAATTAACTTGTTGACCGTGCGCGGAACAAGCGACAACAAAACCATATATACCATTATTTAAAAAGCTCCCACTTAAAGCAAGGCCGCTTTTTGTTTTGGTATACCGTGTTTTTTTGACCCATGTATCTTGATCACCTGTACTAACAATTGTGACTGAATCATTACCATTATTACCAACGACATAATAACCTATCCAGCTACCTGCATCATTAGCATTATCAAAATAGCAACTACATGAAAGAGCAGTAACTTTAGTAGCATAATGTGTGGTATCTCCGCTTACTTGGCAATAACTTCCCCAATATTCGCCAATTCCTGTTCTAGTCGCCAATCCGGCTTGACTTGCACTAAATGTTTTTGTTCCCCAAGTCCAACTACTTTGGTGAGCAGAATATGGGGTTAATATTGTGCCACTTCTTTGCGGCCAAGTGTATGTGCGTGTATATGTTGCCATATTATTCCTCCAAAACTAGACGCCTTATAAATAAAAATAAAATGGAGCTGAAAAATAATTGCTGTTGTTTCGGCACAATGGCGTCTAAAATGAGCAGGCGTGGCTGGATTTGAACCAGCGAATGCATGGGTCAAAGCCATGTGCCTTAACCGCTTGGCTACACGCCTATATTGGAGCGCCATATGGGACTCGAACCCACAACAGATGCTTGGAAGGCACCTATGTTACCGTTACACTAATGGCGCATATTAAAGGATGATATGGGTCCTTACAACAGCTTGGAGTATTAACTTTGACTTTATTAATCGTATTGCGCATATACCTATTATAAAGACTGTTGTCATATCATATTTAGTGTAGGGAATCGAACCCTAATATTTTTAATTCATATACTCAAGAATTTAAAAATATAACCATTCACTCCATAGAATAATGCGGGTAAGGATTTGCACCTTACATGATATTGTTTCCAAAATGCCAGCACTTTTTCAGCGACGATTCCAATATCTTACGTGTAGCGTCTACCTGTTCCGCCACCGCATTATGTAGTAACCCCGTGTTTATTCTCTTGAGCTTTCTGCACGCTACTCTGGCCAGCTCAATATTTGTGGTGTGCTTTTACGCTAAACTTCATATTTCTATTATCCATCTACACATCATACTTATAGGACATTATAACAAACGTAGCCTATAATACATTTCGCACAAATGGAGAAATTAAAGACTCATTATCAGGTGGCTGCTTCCAAGCCTACTGTCCACATTTGGCGCGGTATGAAGGATTCGAACCTTCGGATCACTGAAGATCGACAGAGTTTAGCAAACTCCCGCGTTCGGCCTCTACGCTAATACCGCATAATATTTGGTGAGAGTGGAGGGAATCGAACCCTCGACGCCTAGATTAATGGTCCCAGTCTTTGGTACTGCCCCATAATCTTATTGGTGGTTTTCTCAATTAATGTACACTCTTATACGAACCTACCAACACGTTTTCTTTAAACTAAACTGAGAAGTCTAGTGCTCTTCCTACTGAGCTACACTCCCATATGGCTGGGGACGATAGAATTGAACTATCACACTTCGGGTCAGAGCCGAATACCCTTCCATTAGGTTAGTCCCCATTCTTCTAATATGATACCATGCTCTTTAAACCATTGAATAAGAGGCCATCGTTCAGAGCAAATCTTATCATATTTTTCATAGACTAACAAAGCAAAATCTACATCATCAAATTGTTCTCCAAGTTTTATAGTCTCACTTAATACTTGAAGATGCTCCATCAGCATATTGAAATTTATCTTATCTAGCTGATTTTTATATTCGCGCAAAAAATCACAATTGTTTGGATGCTTAGGAGCACATTTACCATTACATAATCCATCGCAATTCTTTCCTGGCTTTAGCGGCGGAATGTCTAACCAAATAATTCCATTTTGGCTCCTTCCTTTCTGAAGCCATTTTGGGTTCCAAACCGCAGTAGAAAGCCCGACTAAATTAGGCGGGAAATTACGAATTTGAGCAAAATATGAAATATAAATCTTCATAGAATCCTTTCATCTAGGCACATTATTTTCTATTGCCCTACCAACTGGGCGATACGCAAAATTCTGGCTTGCATAATCGGGCTCGAACCGATGACTCATAGATTATCTATGTAAGTTGCTGTGTGTGCCTATTTATTATAATTTTAATTCTGGATTTTTATTAAAATTAGCTTGTGGCCGCGAAGTAGAAGGGTCTTGTTGTTCGCGTAATAAATGATACCATTTTAAATATTCTGGGTCTACAAGCAACATATCATTTATCATATCTTCTACTTCTTCTTGATACTTTATATGACTATCAAAACGATTCCGGAGTTGATTTAAAAGCTTTTCGCCTTCTTTATAATTAGTTCCTGTATAAGTAGCAAGAATTTTATCTCGTCTTTCACCACAAAAGATACAAACATAAGGTTCAATTACTTTGATTATATAACGATTATATTGTAAATCCCAAGTTAAATACCAAGGAAAATCTTGAAATTTATGTTCGCATTTCTTTTCAACTGGAGGTGGGACAAAATCTGGATTTGGCTTCTTTTTAGTAAAAAATCCCATAATAAACCTCTTTTAAATAATGGAGCCGGCGGAGGGAATCGAACCCACAACCTGAGACTTACAAGGTCCCTGCGCTACCGTTGCGCTACGCCGGCATAAATTCAAGGCACCAATAATTTACTTTAATATACTGTCCAATATCTATATTTTGTAATTATAAAAGTAATTGCTGTATGTGCCTTGTTTTCATAATAATACTAAGCCGTTAATTTTAATCGCGATGGATTTGAACCATCTATCATTTTGCTTCTCAATCAAAATAAATTAACCACTTAAAAAAGATTGCTGTAACGGCTTAAAACTTTAAGATTTCTTAGAAATAAATTTCATTTCAATTTTAGTATTTGCAGGAATAGAGTATAGATTAAAATAATCCGCGGGCAGTTGGCACATGATACTAGAACCTTCAATAGTAAAACAATCACTATATTCTTCTTTACCATTTTGTTTAAGCGTATTCATTAACCAATGATGAATAGACTTAACAAATTCAGCCTTGGTTGCTTGTGCGGACAGTTCTTTCTTATCCATATTATTTATTTCCTTTCCTTTGATATATTTATTATATCAAAAATTTTAGAAAAAGTCAAGAAAGAAAGGGGAAGATTTTACAATTGGGATAATCTTCAAACCCGGTTAAGAAGTCTGGGTGGTGAGATTCGAACTCACGACCTCTAGATCCCAAATCTAGCGCGCTACCAAACTGCGCTACACCCAGCTATACTAGACTCATTTTACGGCGTGCTATCCATTACACTATCTCCCCATATGGTGAGGAGAACTGGATTTGAACCAATACTACCGGCCCCTACAGCGCAAAAGAATTGCTGGATGAGTCTATGGCGAGCCTAACAGGATTCGAACCTGCGATCTTCCGGTAGACAGCCGGACATTCTAGCCGCTGAACTATAGGCCCATAAAGCTCACCGCCAAACGTCCTATATGGACTTCTATTATTAGCTTTTGTCGGATTATTTACCGTGGCGGCAACTACGAATTGACATTTTGGCTTTAAGGTCAGCCAGCCGCATATTTGCTATCGTGATGGTGATAGGCTTTTCTTAGGAGCCTAACGAACCTATACTCTTTGTCAACTACATTAGACGATTCATGACATCGCTTATCCCCACAGACCATTTTAGGGGTTCCTTCGTACTTCGGAAGGGTTGACTCTCTTATGTGACTTCGCGCGTTCACATAAGTGGGACGTTGAGTAAGCATAGAGAATAAGTCCTCTATGTGACTATGGCGGCCCCGGTGGGGATCGAACCCACGACCTTGTGATTAACAGTCACCTGCTACGACCAACCGAGCTCCAGGGCCATGTAGGGCAAATACCCTATTTAATAAAACCGTTGCGACCTTCGTCGTACTTGTATTATCCTTCTAAACATATTCAGCCACGTTGAAGATGAAGGCTGAGCCAAAGGTAGCGACCCTTTAACTTCTTCACCCTGTCTTTCGACTAGCAACGGGGAGATTGTCTACTCCCAAATTTCACTTAAACCATTCAGCAAATTCTTTAATAATAAATCAAATATGTATTATTTGTTCTAATACCAAGAACTTGTTGTCACTTTAAGCTACTTTTACCGTAAACCTCACTTATAGCCTATTTCTAGGTTTCAACGACAATAGCATCTTGTTGGTCTTTCCTAGGTTTGATACAGTCACCGGCTAAACCCTAACTAGGATTCAGTCTACGCTTTTAACGCTTGACTTCTATTATGATGCCGTGAGGAATCGTGCTTTTGTTAGCGGATAACCAAGCGCCTATCCTTAACATTCAGAGTTTCTCCTTATCGCTAATCATTACTGATTTTGCGGCCGCGATTTAGTAGTATCCCGCCAAATCGTATGGCTGTTATTCAGATAGCCCAAGCAGAGTGGTTAGCTCTTCTTCACTTGGTTCAACCATTTTATTAAATAGAGTATCTACTTCCTTTCCTCTTTACTATAATAATTATAGCATGATTTGAAGAAAAAGTCAAATATTTGTTGTAGAAATTAGTTTAAACAGCATCGCCGCGAGAAGGCTTTCTACATGATGCCATAACATCCTAGGATTTGTTTTGCGCGCGTATCCGTTGAGTATTAAGTCCAATAACAGTGTCAGGACTCCTAAGATGTGATAGTTACGGTGGTCGCTACATACGGTTAGCGCCGTTGACCTGGCTTCCTTATATTTTATAGTCGCGTTTTCCCAGCGTAGCTAACAAACGAATGTTAACGCGACTTGCTCCTAGTCAAGTTCAGAGCATTTACATCAGCGGGAGGTGATGCTGGTGGGGAAGGAGAGAGTTGAACTCTCAAACCACCGGTTCTAAGCCGGTTCCATATGCCAGTTCTGGTACATCCCCAAATTCTAGGCGGATTTTTAGCTACATAATTTAAAAGATTACTGCTTAAATAATATTTGCTGTGGCCGCCTTACATATTTATTATAGCAGATTTTCTGCTAAAAGTCAAATATAACCTTCTTGATCTAACCAATCCTTAACAATTTTTAAACACTGGTCTAACATTTTATTTCCATAATATGCTTCAGCTCGTTGCTCTCTAGTAGAATCGTAGCCCAAAACATCATATTCGAGACGAAGCTTTTCAAGCAGTTGAATTAAATCCATATTATTTATTCCTTTCCCTTTACTATAATTATTATACTATAATTTTAAAAGAAAGTCAAATATATTCAAACCTATCAAACATTTGTTGATACTGCTTCACATGATTATGAAAAACCTTACCCATTAATACTTCGTTCTCATGTTCATCTAACATATAGATTCGCGCGCAATCGGTGGTAAAACTTTCTCTTCCACGTGGATGGCTTAGACTTTTCGCGCATTTTTCAATCATTTTAATATCAATGCAATTAAGTTCCATACGACCGTCTGTTCCTACAATGATAAAGACAGGTAGATCGTTTTTTAGAAAAGGTTTAACATTTGCTAACTTGCCGCACCACTTTACAAAGTATTCATCATTAAGTCCTGTGCAAATTAAATGCGTCTTTAACATTACTTCTTGCATTGATGAAATGAGGCGAAGAAATTAGTTATGTCTTCACCGACCTCTCTTTCCGTTGTAACTTCACATGGAGCGGGCTTTGATTCATGCTTTGGATTATGCGCTTTCCAACATTGAAGAAAATGTTTTGTAATAATTTCTTCATTTTTAAAGCCGCGATTGCAAGTAGGACAAATATACATTTTATTTTCATCCTTTCTAAAATAATTATAATATGATTTTAGAAGAAAGTCAAATGGTAGCCCAATCTTCATCTGAAATTGCTTTGATTTCCATCTTTTTAGATGGCAAACCATAATTTAAACACCATTTTCTTACAGCATTATCGCTTACATTATATTTTTTACCTATTTGTAAAAAAGGTGTAGAACGAATTAATTTTTTAAGTTCTTCGCGGGAAGGCCACTCACATCTTCGTTGAAATTCGTGAATACAAGCTTGGCAATATTCAGCATCTTTTGTCGATAATGGACGGCCGCACTTTTTACAATAAGCAATTTTAGAAGATTTTACTGAAGTTATTTTAATATATTCATCCTCTTTCAATGCTTCATCATCTAATTGTATAATATTATATTTATTTTTTATATTATTAATTCTAATCCAATTCGCCCCACCTTGAGAACAGCCAATAAGTTTGGTAGCTTGATTTACATTTGCTGTAGATTTTAAAGCTTTTATAGCTTCTTCTTCTGTAAAATTAATTATTTCTTTATTGGTTTTATTTTTCCCGCAATAAGTATCTGTTTGAGAATGGCAGTTTGGACATAACCACCTTAAATTTTCTTTTCTATTATCATTTCTTATTCCATTTATATGATCTATTTGTAATGTTAAAGAAATTCCATTCCACTCTCCAATATTACCACATATAGCGCATTTATAATCTAAAACATTATATTTCGCTAAATAAGTAATTAAAACTTTTCTAGTAACGGGGGAATTTTCTGTTAATACTTCTTCTAATTTATATTTTAGTGGCATATTAACCACCTCCTTACATTAGATAAGTAATAACATCGAACTCAAATTATTATAATTCGCACTCGAATTATAAATTTTTTTGGTGAGCTTGGTGGGAGTCGAACCCACAAAACCTTGGGTTTGAGCCAAGTACCTATGCCAATTCGGTTACAAGCTCATATGGTGGGCTAGGAGGGATTTGAACCCTCAATCTCTCACGAGCAGCGGATTTTTGGTTCCCGATACGAGTGCTGCCCTCGCATAAATTCACTGGAAATCGGAAAAGTCCGCTATGTATGCCGTTCCATCACTAGCCCATAATGGCGATTTTTATTGTTGTTCGCCGCAACGTTAAGTTTTCTTTTCTGGTTTGCGGTTTACACTTACAACCCACAACAAGCTCCATTATCTACTCCATACCAGAAGAGTAATAATTTCATTGCTTATGCCACGCATCTTGTGCAGGGCTGCCGAATACGCTTTCACGTATTCTAAGACTCCTTGTACACTTGGTACACGAGATAGCGGTAACGCCATTAATATTGGCCGCAATTTGCTGAACTAATCTGGCGTTTAAATCTGCCACTCATCAAGCTTTTCAGCCTGCTCGCGGCGAGTCCAAGAAGAAGAGAATACGGTACGATGAGAAGTCTTACGCACAATTATCATCCTTTCCTTGTTTCTATAAATATTATATCACAATTTTTATTCTTCGTCAAATAATTCTTTTAGTTGACTTTGAAAATTATC